GGTCCATCCGTATATCAGTCGTGTGCGATACGGAATCGCATACTCAGTACCGCGATCACACTGGCAATATCTATCTCTAGATATGGCTAGTAGTGAGTCCTGGACATGATACCAATCATGTATTAGAGGCTTATTACTAAGCCCCCCTACCAGAATCGTCCGACAACCCCATACTTGGGTGCCACTACGAAAACGTAGTTTAGGCTCCCTTTCCATGAGTTGAGCGAACGATATATCCTGATACTCATACAACCCAGCGCTGTCCGGGTCATTGCTAATGGGTAGGTAGATGCCATTACGGCACCTCCTACCGATACGCATAGACCCGAGGCGGCGTCTGATTGTGGTATATAGGAACGCGGCACACTGTTCGTACCCGGATCGTCTTAGCCTTTTGGCTAGGTCGAGGTTAGATACGATATGTTCGAGCGAGTTGATATCACCCTTCTTCATGCGAAGCGGCGTGACGATGGTGCCCTTAAAGGCATCAGTGCCACAGGATTCTCGAAAGAATCCCTTAGCGAAGGTTTTGGACATGTTGGGCACTAGCCCAGCACATACAAGCCCTCGAATAGCCCCATCCATGAAACATGAAGGGAATATGATATCATCTCCAAAGACATATACCTCGTCACAGCTCACGCCATGAGTAACGTATATGCCAGCAGTAACCAAGCTCCAGAATATGAGGCTCTGAACGGCGAAGGTTAAACCATTCCCCATAGGGGCCCATTTCCGGAGCTCGAGGACCCGACCGTCTAGGAGCTTGATCTTATTGGCACGGCAGCAGGATAGAATGCTGTACACATAGTCACCGAAGAGGTGCCTAACGAGTTCGCAACTAATCCTGTCGCTCGCCTCCTTCAAGTCCAGCGTACTAAAACGCTGGGAAGAACTTGAATGAAGCGCAAGTCGAGCATTCACGGACTGATCCGTGAAGTTAATCTTACCGCGAGTGCGGTGATTTCGCTCGATAGATGCCTCAAGCAACTTAGCTAAACCCAGCTGAATCCAAACGGCTTCTGCAGGATGCACGCAAATTAAGCGTGGACCCCGCGAGTCCTTTGGAACAGCCACAAGCTTAGCTACTATGTCTGTATGAACTTGCACAGACCCGCTACACTCATTCACCGCGTGGTCCCACCAATATAGTGAGATACCGCAGAAGAATTCGTAGAACGGGTAGTGCTCGTCGATACTTTCATATAACGTAAAGAAACAGGACTTATCAGCAGGAGGTCTAGGTGGATAAACTCCCCCGGGACCATGCTGAGGTACTATTTCTTTCCAGTTGTTTCGATAGATAATCGACCCAACGGTTTGTCGAGCGATAGTGAAAACGTGGAGCAAGCACTGATCGTTAAAACGAGCAGCGCTAACACCACATAACCTATCGTTTTCTTCAAACGCAGATTGTGCGTCATTGATCTGTTCCTCCGATGGTTGATGTTCGACTTTGTAGCAGAACAGCAAGACCGTCCTTAGCAACCTTAGAGTGAACCCGTCGCCTCTCTCGAGGAAACGTGTCCATAGTGGCATAAGCCACTCCGGCATATCTTCCATAATAGAAAGATACATCGGACCGAACTTGTAGCTATCCGGGATATTATCTCCGGACTGCCAAAAGTCAGGAACGAAGAAAGCTTCGTGCTCAAGGAAACCAAGTATTTTCTTGTCTAGTTCAGGTCCTCTATTGAGAACCCAGCTATACGTAATCTTATCGGGAACGTCAAGTGACGTCCCTGACAGTGTACGTACGTCCGCTAGCAGGCGATTGAATGTCTGTAGGACAAACATACTATTGTCATC